CTTGTAAACCTACTGCTACATTAGCTCCACCAGTTGTATTGGCATAAAGTCCATATCTACCTACTGCTGTATTATTATTTCCTGTAGTGTTAGCAATAAGCGTATGTGCGCCTAAAGAGGTGTTACTATAGCCTGTAGTGTTTGCTACTAAAGCATCTTTACCAACAGCAGCATTTGAATGTCCTGTGGTACTAACCAATAAAGCACTTGCACCTACCGCAGTATTATTATCTGCCGTAGTCGTTGCACCGCCAGCATTATCTCCAACAAAAGTATTAGCATCTCCAGTAGTTACTGCATCCCCTGCGGCATAACCTACGGCAGTATTATCTGTTCCAGAACTATTAGCGGTTAAAGCTAAAGTTCCTACTGCGGTATTGTCAGCAGCCGTTGTGGCTACTAATAAGGCTCCTGAACCAATAGCTACGTTATTGCCGCCTGTGGTTAAAGCACCACCAGCGTTATCACCGACTACAGTGTTGTCTGAACCAGTAGTGACCGCATCCAATGACGCTTCCCCTATCGCTACGTTGTCCGTACCTGTGGTTAAAGCTGTGCCTAAATTACCAGAACCGAGTCCTACGTTGCCTGTGCCACCTGTTAAATCTAAAACGTCAGTAATCGCAGCACCTGACCCTGCTCCGTCAGCCACCACCATCTTAATACCGCCATTCGGTATTACGACATTCGAGCCTGTGCCTTGGGTAAGGCTAACTGCGTAGCCAGCCGAGTTCTGGATTATCCAGACTTTATTGGCTGTGTTGGGTGCGAGGGTAACTGTGTTAAGTGCGGTAATAGACCCTGCTAGAGTCAATACCATTTTTCTTGCTTCCGAATCCGTTTCCGTACCATCAGGTATAGTAATCGTGTGTGTAGTTCCCGTTATAGTTACTGAAGCACTACCGAAAGCATCCGCTATCAGCGTTAAATTTGTATTCGTGGAGGTTCCCCAGGTTCCCGATTCATCGCCCGTGGCGATTTCTTTTAATCTTAAATTATTTACATAAGTTGCCATATTTGTTCTCCGGTCTGTTTAATATACTGTGTTAGGCCACATCTTTCCACTCTGGATCCTGAGTATCACTTACGCCCGTCCAACTCGGATCTTGGTCATCGTTTATTTTACCCCATACATTCAGTTGACTCACGTATCCAGTTGCATTTACTCCTGTAATAGAAAACTCTACTGCTATGATAATAGTAACATCATTGATTGAGCCTGTCGCTGACTCGCCCGTGATCGAAATAATATTATCGGTAACGGTACTAACCGTACCCAATCCAGAAGTACCAGCCAAGCCACTGGGATAAACATTGGCATCGGCCGTAACGGTTTCGTCGCCTTGTGCGGAGGTGGCGGCATGACCCGTAACTCCGTGTAAGGCTGCCCCAGCGGTAATAACATCGCCTATAGCTCCCGTGCCAGCTAACCCGGTCAAAGAGACAGAGACAGGAATGGATATTGTAAGTGTGCCTAATCCTGTAGTACCTGCTAATCCTGTAACGGATACCAGGGCGGCGGCGGCCGCTGTAACTGAGGAAACTGCGCCTGTACCAGCGAGACCACTGAGAGTAATATTGGCGGTGCCAGTGACGGTGACGGAGGCAATTGCAGTGGTTCCGGCAAGACCACTAAGAGTGATAGTAGCTCCGCCAGTCGCCGTAACCGAGGCAATCGCACTGGTAGCTGCAACGCTACCGAGAGCCACGTCAGCAGCGGCAACAATGGTAACACTGGAAATTGCACTGGTCCCTGCAACGCTACCGAGTTCAACGGTAACATCAGTTACATAGGGTTCCCCCCAAGGACCATCCCCCCACTCAGCACGACCCCAACCGACAGCCATCGGCTAGTTTATGCTATTCTGATAACAGCAGTCGAAGCAGCTTTGGCAGGGAATTGAATGGTGAAACTACCTGCCGTAGAAGTTTTATCTCCACCAAAATCAAACACCGCTACATTGGGATCTCCCGTAGCCGTGTCATTAAAAATCATGCAGCCTCTTGCCGTAATGGTTGCTGTACCAAACGTTAGATCTGCAAAATCAGTTACCGCTGTCGTTCCTGTAGCAGTAGGAGTGACCTTTGTTAAAGTGCCTCCTTTTGCCGTGTAATTGGTTCCGGTCGCTTCATTGGTAGTTGTATAAGCCGTAGTAGTAGCACCCATAGTGGCTGAACTCGTGTAAAGAGCCAGCTTAAAAGTGTTTCCTCCCGTCGAGAAATTATGTACTGCTTTGAGCAGTTCTACTTTGAAGGAAGTAGCCATTGATTGCGTTATTGCCATTTATAGTCTCCGTATTATTTCAGCCACGTCACCGTGACCTTGTTTTTCTAATAGATTATTGACGGTACATATATGACTGTCAATAGCTTGTTGAAAATATAAGGTCAATAATTTTTTAACCATTGTCCTAAAAGCGTGTGCCTGTAAGCGGATGGGTTCAGGAGCTTCATCACTTACGCTCACGATTCGATCGGTTGCCATTTCTGCCCATTCTTCCACACTGTGTCCCCGTTTATGCGTGGTGTGGACAATTAAATCGCCAGGCTTGACATTTGATTCTAAACTAAACATCAGGCTTTCTTCGGCTCCGGCGGTCGCAATAATTCATCCGTACTCCAACGATCGGAAATACCCACGGGGATTTGAACAGGTTGATTGATGTCTGAATAAGATTTTAATTTCAATTTCCCAGGTTCGCCATGCAATACGGGAGGATCATCTAAACGATGATAGCCATATAATTTATCTTTTAAATTAACGTTGGAATCCAACAGGGAAGATCTTGTAGCAATATGAATGTCAACGCCTTCGGACAAACAGGCCGCCAGCCAAAATTCACAACAGGCTCTGCCCATTTCGCCAAAATGGACGTTATTCTGATAACTAAAATCCACTCCGAATATATGCAAGGCCCCTATTTTATTCCATAAACCAAACGCAATGGCGTAGGCCACCGTGTTATTAAAATAAGTGCAATTGGTTTCATTCGCCACTTCTTCAATGGGATAGAGTTCGATCGCTGGTACGCGTTCGTCTTTTTCCACGGAATACACCGGGCATTTTAAAGTCGGCAATGTTTTGCGCATGACTTCGGTTTGCGTGCCGGCATCGTCGCTATCAAAAAAGCGACTCATGGGATCCATGGCAAACACGCGATCGGGCTTAGTAGCCGCACACATGGCATTGATCGCCCAGGTTTCGTCATAAGTTTTGCTGTGGGTCAAAGACAAATGATAATCCAACTGACTGTTGCCCATGGCGACCAAAGCCACTGTTTTTCCAGCTAATTCTTTTATGGGTTTTTTCATGATTTAGGTGTCCTTAATCGATCGTAACGATCTTCAGAGTGAGGATTTTTGCTTTCCGCCCAGTTTTTTAAACGCATCATTTCATTATTGTATCGCGTTTCGTAAGCAATCATTTCATTCGGATCTAGCTTCATAAAACTACACGCTTCCAAAAGCGAGCCGTATAACAAAACATTGGGAGCGTAAGTGGAAATATAAGTAGTACCGCTATCGCCAGCTGCGGTTAAAGAAGATGGTTGATAAAAATAATGCAATTCCACGGTAAAATTACTGGAAGGCGTCGGCGCCACGATAAAACTGTCCTCATCAAACTGTGCGTAGTAACCAGGACCTCCGGTGGTGGCTTCCGCGGGCGTGTAATCCCTGATGAAACTGACGTGTTTGAGTAGCAGGTAATTGTAATTACTGCTGGCATCAATATAAGCGAGACTAAAGGGTGCCAGATAATCCGTCGGCATTCCCAGATAGGGACTGTCAGCGGTTAAAGTTCCAGTCACATTTTTTCTGAACCCCAGCAGCTCCACTTCCTTGAGGATACGCTCTTCCGCTTGCTGAATAAAAGTATCTAAAGTGCTGGTGAACGTGGTTTCGTCGTTCTCCATATAATTCTGGATAGCCGTCTTTAATTGACTGTAAGTAAAAGCCATCAGTCACCTGCCGCCGTTATGGTACCGACCTCACCCGTGGCTTTCACGCCTGTCCACTCAGAACCGATGGAATTTCCCGTTACCGTCGTCATTTGGTTTGGATCTACGGTACGTACTACGCCTTGACCCGTTTCAATACCCAAAACTGGGCGCGGTTCATAAATAGCCTGGGCGTCGGCGACGTGTGGGACGGGTTCCAGTTGCGGACTTTTGGGTTCGTAACATTCAGCACAAACCTTAAATCCGGTCCATTCTTTTTTTAATTGATGATACTTGAATTCAAAGCCACAGCGATCGCAAATAGCGATTGCAAATCTACCTGATGCATAAGCCATTTCAATACCCGAATGACCTCATATTCGGCGACACCTGAAAAGGCGCACGGCTTTCATCCTGATCGGCTGCCCGCGAAAATTCTTCATCGTAAATAATTTTTAATGCCGGCGTTCTGTCGGGTGCGCGTTTCATCGACATGTAATACGCGAGTCCCGCCGCTAAAGCGGGATAAAAGCGAAACGGCATATCCACGGTATTGGCACTCGTATCCGCATCTTCAATGCGAATCAGGCGATTCATATAAATTTTATCACTGCCATTTTCCGAAGCCGGCCAGATATATAGACGTGGCGTCACGGTTTTATCCAAAAACCATTGCGTCGGTCGCGCCTGCGTGTCCTTATTGGGAATGTTCCAGTATTCAGCACGTGAAATCTGATTCATCTGAATGTCGGTATCACTGCCGCTGATAGTACGCCGGACAATTACATCGAGGACATCAATGGTGTAAGCATCGAGATCTTGATAAGTTTGTCCCAACGTCAAGGTGAAGTTAGTATTTTGCACGGTCCACTGATTGAGACCGCGATTTGCCCAATCTGCCATCAATAGGTTCAGAGAACGACGCGCTGTGATACCGTCATAAGCCGTACGGTATTCGAGACCACAGCGCTCGTAAGCCTCTTCGATGTATTCCGCTACATCAGGTTCAAAATCACGTGATCCAGAGGTGGCCATCAATAACTCCCCTTAATGGGTTTTTTTTTAGCTTTACCTTTTTTGTAAGCCTTGGATTCATAATCACCGCGAGCGGTAATACCGCCTTTTTCACCGCGTTGATAACGTCTTCTTTCAGTGGCTCCTGGCATCTTACCCTCCCTTGTGCATTTTCATTAAAGTAGCCGCCAAATTGGCTTGTTTGACAGTGGTGGAATCATATTTTTTAGGATTACGTTGAACAGCTCTGACGAACTGTTTAGTAGTCTTTCCACGATTCTTCGCCTTGCGGCTGAAAGCCCCAGGACGTTTAATCGCTTTTTGAATCCACTTTTTGTCTTCAGTCATTTCTAGCCGCCATCGGTTGTAAATGCCGTCATTCGAGTCACGTTACTCAATACCGCGTGCAATCCAGTTTTAAATAGCACTCCCGCATCGGGAATAGCTAAACTCTGGTTAGTACCCGCTTCAACTCCAAATACTAGGACCGCCGTACCCGTTGCCGAAGTATTGTCGTAAACAGTTATCGTACCGTCAGAACCTCCACCTTCAGCGGTAAAACCCTTGAGTCGGGTTCTGCCCGTGTAGATGGTTGCGGTAGTTGCGGTCGAATGCGCATTAACGTCATTACCCGTAAGGCGCAACGTACCTTGTGTAACTCTTCTACGGCCTTCTAAATTAGCCATCAGTTACCTCCTAACTATTTTCGCCAGCGCTTCTTTTCTTAGCTGCCCAAACGTAATCGATTGTCATGGTCTTAGCTGCCGTCGCTCCATTTTGAATACAAATAGTCGGAGCTAAGTTGGCATCCGGAGCATTCGTAGTTACCGATGTACCCGAATCCACGCCATCTACATAGTAGTGGAACAGACCGTCGTTGGAATTATAAGCAAACGCTAATTCCACATTGGTGGCATCCGCTAAAGTAGCCACGCCCGTAGCGGTAGTAAACGTACCATCGTTACCGACGCCAAAACTAACGGACGTAGTGCCATCAGCCTTAGTAAAGTAAACCGCATCATTGGTCCCATCGATGACGGTAGTGTCAATGTTGGCTAACCCTACGGCAATATCACTCTGGGTCGCATCATTGACTTTAAACCTAATTCCAAAGAACAAATCTTTGGAGGCTTCGTAAGTGAAAGTACCTATGGTCAATTGCATTTCAGTGCTGTCGTTATCAGCTGCTGCATTGGTTATTAAAAGTAAACCACCGTCTCCCGATGTCAATGCTTGCGTCGCGCTACCCTGCTCTGTAACAGTCCAGTGGCCTGCGGTATAAGTATCGAAGTCATCGAAATATTGATGATTAAAGATAGGACTCGGTGATCCCGATAATCCTAATGCACTAAATTTTGAAGCGTTAGTGACCCCCGCTGTAAAGTGTGTTGTCATGGACAGATCCTCCGGTTATTAATTAACTTTACGTGAATCCAGTACCTCTATTATGGGTACCATCCACCTTCCATAATACACAAAAAAAAAGAGGACGCAAAGTCCTCTTCTCTTATTTCCGCTTGAGTTAGAAACGGCGGAAATTACGTTCCTTATCGAACCTGTGTCTTACGCTCCGCTAGAGCCGTATATTGCACGAGGGTTAGACCACCCAAATGAATATCTCTCACGAGCTTTGAATCTTACGTTTCCAGTATCGAAGTCGCCTTCCATAGACGTGGAAATTGGTGTACGTTCAAAGTGTTTGAGACCATCGGGGCAATCGCTCAACAAGAACCATGCATCATTATCTGTTAAGAAATGATTTACTGCATAGCCTTGAGGAACCATACCCATGCTGCGAATCGGATTCACGTCGTTGTCAGCTGAGAAAGGAAGTCCTGGAGTTTCCAGGATTCTTTCCGCTATGAATTGCTGTTGTGGGGGAACAACAAGTTTTGTTCCCTGTAGAGCAAGAATTAAACTCCTGTCATCAACAAAAGTTGAAACAGTGATTAACGCATTTTCCAACGAAGTTTCGTTCAGATCCACATACGTACTCGGACGATTAGAGAAAGTTCCGCCACCCGCTAGGGTGTGAGCTGAGTTCACTAATGATAGACCGTCGCCACCAGTGTAACTGGAACTGAATGCGTTGTTTAACACATTCGCTCCTTTTACCTGTTTAGAATGCGCCATACTTCTGGCCAAAGCCTTGGTATATCGCGATCCTAGACGATCATATAAGTTGTCTTCAACTGCTTCTTCAGTAAGAGCAAACGCGAGAGCTACTGTCTCGTGTGTGTATCTTGCTGTGAAACCTTCACTTGCGGTATCGTAATTGACACCTTGGCCTTCTGTCTTAACTTCAGCATTGCCGAAACCAATGATTAGCACTTCTTCTTCAAAAGCCCTGTCCGAAGACTCGGTTTCAAAGATTTCTGCCGTTTCATTTTCGTATCGATCATATTCCATGCCGAATAAGGCATTAAGACCAGGCTCAAGTTCTTTCGCTAATTGCGCTCTTGAAATTGCCATTTCTTAATCTCCTTACGCTAGACCAACTTGTCGTTGTACCAACAAGTGATTTTGTATTACAACCATAACATTAGTGTTTGCTGCGCTGACATCGGAATTCTCCGGGTCGCCTGAGATGTCTAGTGCTTTCAAGGGCAATGTGGCCGTGGTGGCTCCTGTTGACACATCGAGTTCCATGTAGGACCAGCCGCTGTCTGAGCTGCCAGTTCCACTGTTATCAACGATGTCAAAGTTACCAAACAAATCTGCAAGAGGGAATGCCGCGTCGGCTTGTACCTCGAAGACCACTAAGGGGTCATCGATGATAAAACCTATCGCATCCGTTGCAGCGTTGCCGGGCCAGTAATTGCTCCAAGTTGGCTTACTCGTTGTCGGGTCGGTGTAAAAGCAACCCCAAAATACGCCTACGATAATATCGCTTGTCGCGCTACCACCGTCAGCTCTGGCGATACGTGTTACGATTCCGCCAGTATTTTGAGTCACTACATCACCTTGGTAAATATTCGTCGTGTTGGTGCTGCCAGATGTAGTTACCCTAAATCTAGACTCACCGCCAGTGAAATACGCACCGCCGACTTTACGAGATGGACGCAGACCAAAAGGTGCATCATTATTTGCCATTCTCGGTATCTCCGGTTAAATGTTAGCAACAAGATCCAAAATTATCTTTTGGATCCACCAAATGTAACCTGCGTTTTCCGTTCACGAGTGATCGGCATTGCAGGGTGTTCATCTTTCATAAGGTCGTTATCAACCGCTTCCATTTGAGCGCTGGTACGACTTTCGTAGTAAGCATTCCTTTCGTCTATCGTCGCCTGTGGTATTTTGCAAAGGATAAGTCCGCCGATACCTACGGTACCTGCGTGTTCGCCTTCGTTAATAGTAGGGAGATGATAGCCGTTGACTTCTTCGGGTTTAACAGGGACGTAGCCTTCTCGAAAACGATAATGCACGTTTTTCCTGTCTTCCTCACCGCGCACTGCCGTTCTTACCCAGCGGTAATGAATTCCCGCAGGTGGTTCAGGCGTTTCCAGTAACTGTGGAGGAGTCCAGGGTTTACGCTGTTCTTCTATCTCACGAGTTTCCTGTTCGCGTGGTGTTCTGTCTAAGTTTGCTTCATCAGACGCTTCTTGAGCAATTGCTTCTTGAACGTCGGATTCCTCTACAAGTGTTCCTTGAACTCTTGTGTCTTCGGTCTGGTTATCAGTTTTATTATTTTTACTCATGACCTTTGTAATCTAACCTTATGTTTGGCATATTCCTTGAGTGGCACCCCTAGCTTTTTAGCCAGTTGTTGTTCGCTGGGTGACAATTCAATTCTATTGCCTTGATTGCGTCCTCTGCCATTGGCGCGTGTTGCTGAAGCGACCGTCTGGACGGGTTTACTGTCGCTCTGTACGTTTTCATCTGTAAATTTGTGCGGCATTTCGTGCCGAATTCTTTTATCTATTTCAGAATAATACTCATCGGACTCAGTGTCAAACCCTTCTGACTCTAATTGACTGTGTACCCCAAAGGCCACATTGGTCAAAATAGGATCAACGCCGAACCAGGTATTCTGTTGCGCCCAACCACGGGCTTTCTGTGACGGTTCTCCATATTGAGTAGAATCAGTTGCTGGCGCAGGTTGAGATTGCATTAAATCCTGCTGTTCCGCCATCAATTTTTGTTGAGCTTGATAGGCTTCGAGCTGTTGTTTGTATTGCTCCAAACGCGTACGGTCAGCTGCTGCTGTGGCCATCAAAGACTGTGCGTCTGCCATGGCTTCCGCGTCTTGCTGTTCGGTGGCCTCTTTCAACGCCTGCTTGGCAGCGCTCGTCTGAGCATCGATACGACTTTCAAACTCGGTGCCGTAATTCTCTGAGATCTGCTCTTGAGATTTTCTTAACTCCTTGTTTTGGGTTTCGAGTTCTTTGGCGTATTGCAGTGCCTGCAATTCGCGACGCGCATATTCTTTGCTTTGTTTGACCGCTTGGTCGATACGATTCTGCGCTAACGCCGCACGTTTCTCCACTTCGCTCGAATCCTTAACCCGTTCCTCCACCATTTCATGTGGTTCAAAGTCTTCCTTAACTTCCTCTGCGGTGACGGGACCGAGTTCCTTGACATCGGTTTCGTCCAACTCTACAAAAGTTGCTTCTTCCGATATGTCTTCATCGACGCGTTTGTTTTCAGGCAAAGCTGCCTTCTCTATTTTTTCTTCCGTTATTTCAGGAAGTTCTGTTTTTTCTTCTTCTGCCATAGTGTCCTCCCTACATGGCTTTGATGTCGTCTGGATCCAATATGGTTCCAATCACTTCATCGTCATTAATCATACGCACTTCGGCATCTTCATCGAGGGAAAATCTAGCCCCCGCATAACGGCCGATCAGTACCCAGTCTTTTTCCTGACACCAAGGAATTCCTCCGAACTTCTTGTCATCAGCATAAGCCAAGGGACCCACTTTCAAAACGTACGCTACCACGGTAGCCAAACTTTCACGATCAACGGTTTGTTGCGTGAGCATAATGCCACCATCGGTCACGCCTTTTCCTTTATAGGGTAACACCAAGAGGCGATACCCCACTGGATTAGGCATTCTTTCCATGAGGGATTTATCAATCAAGGCCGGGTCTAAAACCCTGGCATCCTGAGTGATATAAGCGTCATTAACAGACGGGTTTGCGCCGTTTTCCGGCGTGGGCGAAGTTTTCACTTCTACTTCAGGTGCGATTTCAGATTGTCTTATTTCAGTCATCTAAAATATCTCCTGTTGCTTGTTGCAGCGCTTCTTTAATATCTTCTTCTAAGGCACGAAGCGCTGTTAATTTGCCTAAAAGAAATCTGTATTCTTCCATGTTTGTTATGGCTCCAGCAGCCAATTGCTCGGTAATTTGTTCCTCCGTGTCGCGAATGCGTTTAAAAACGTATTCCGCTAACCGAACCGCATCCATTAAGGACCTCCAGGTCCTAGTCCTCCTAGACCTGCCAGTAACTGTTCCATATTAACCCTAGGTTGTCGAGAAATATTAGGCGGTGCGCCCGGTCCTCTTCCTCCTGGCGGTATGGGTCTAGGTCTTATTTTAGGCCCAGGTTGTTGAGGCATTCTAGGAATTACTGTGCCACCAAATTGTTCTATAGGGGGAGGCATTCTAGGAACTACTGAACCCCTATCCTCTCGCGGCGGATCAAACAAAGGATGTCCCGGTCCGAAAGGTATTCGTCGTGGTAGTGTATCTATAGATGGTAGACCACCTGTGGGTAAGGGTGGTGAAGGTAGGAATGGCATTGTTTCTCTATGCAATTCTGCTGGTGGCGCGTTTTTTATAGCCTCAATCTGCTCTGGTGTAAAACGATCCATTCCTCTCACTTCTTGTTGAATTGGTGTAAATTGTGGACCTGTGGGTATGGGTGGCATCACTGGTGCATTTATTTCAGTACCCCCTGTAGAAAAGTCTTGCCAATCTGGTCTACCGCCAGGCCATAGGCGCAGATCCCCGTTAGGTTCTGTACGGCCTAATCCTGGTAGGTTTATATTGGGAATATCTACCTGTAGAGCGTCAATTTGTTCTTGAATTTCCGGTGGCAACTGCCAAGTCGGTTCTTGAGGTGTCGGTGTTGGTACTTGTGGAGTTGGTGTCGGTGTCGGTGTGGGAATCGTTTCCGTTTCCGTTACCGTAGTTTCTTCTTCGACTCCGCCTGGAGTTTGAAAACCCGAGATCTGACCTTCGAGTTCTTTAATCCGATCCTGTAAAGCCGTCATTTCGCTGGTGTCCTGGGGTCCCATCATCTGTTGAAAGAAACTGCGCAGTTGGTCTTCGTCAAAATCAAACTGCGGAGCTTGCGGTCTGGGTCTGGGCCTGAACGGCATCGCGCCAGGACCGAATCCGGGCATGCCCCCGCCCATGGGATAACCCCGTGGCGGGGGAGGGGGACCAAACGGACCACCTGTGCGTCCGCCGTAACGCGGCACCTGGGGGAGATTGCCGCCATAGCCTCCGAAACTCGGAAAGCTCTGAGAGGGATCGTAAACAGATGGGCCGCCTACAAATAAATTAGGCGCTCGTGGCGCTTGAAAATGACGCGGGGATAAATCTTCTAAAGAAAAAGGTGTTGGCGCACGACGACCGCCTTCGTCCTCATCACTGGGCGGAGGGGGACGGCGTACTTGACCCATGCCGCCTCGAGGCATGCCCATGCGGGGACCCATTCCTGGAGGGAACATGGGGAAACCGCCGAGTTGCATGCGGATGGGCAGCTGGGTTATTGCCATTTAAAAAATGCCTTCAAAATCGGTACCGCGGATGGCAGCTCCGCCACCCCTACTTTTACCTTTGCCCATGCCGGGCTTGGGTCCACCGATCTTACCCAGATCTTTTATGGCGGCGTACTTTACCGTTCCTTGTTTTTTTACTTTGAACTTTCCTTTTTGTACTTTTGGGTCTTTTTGCATTGCTTTTACTCCGAGTTGATCGTCTTGCCTCGCTATAGGCTATCGCAGTTGCCTGCTTTTTTCCATAGCCTTCACGAATTAATTGTCTAATGTTAGCAGAAATTACCTTCTGCGAACTACCCTTTTTTAGCGGCACTTTTTTTGGCAGCTGTTTTTTTCTTGGCGGGGGCTTTCTTAGCGGCTGCTTTTTTAACCGTCGAACCTTTCGGACGACCGCGTTTTTTAGGCGCTTCCGCCTTCACTTCCACCACCGGCTCAACCGCTGCCACGATGCCTTTAGCCGCGTCGGCTTCGACTTTTTTAATTGCCTGCATTTGGGCTTTCGCCACCGCACTCCGTTTTTCTCTTACCGAACTCATTTACCTTCCTCCTTTTCTATATCCATTTTTTTAAATTCTTCTTGCTGATCGAGACGATCCTGCGCGGTTTCGTTACGCATCTCGGCGATGTCTTCCATCACGTCCAGACGTTCGCGGGCAATCTCGTCGCGTTG